TTTTGGTAGCAGTCATTAATAAAACAAATCCATCAGCCAAGTCCTCAACAGCCGTCTGTAAAGGCCAAGGATAACTTATAGGTGCTTCTGGTGGAGGTTCTGATAAGTTTCCAACCTGACCACCTTGTTGATATGGATAAGAGTATCCATTTGTTTTAGAGATAGGTGCGAAATCTTTTCTAGGTGGTGAACTATAGGCAGGATAACTACCTCCACCTCCATCGTAGATTTCTTCAACTATCTCATCGATGTTCATTATTTCAAATTTCCAACTTTGGATAAATTGTTACAACGACCACAGACCCAACGACATTCTTGTACAACTTCTTTTGTTTTAGGGTTCATTCTTGGTGTTATTTTACCTTGAACTTGTGCGCCACAAAAAGTACATCCAATTGGTCTGTTTTCTACGGTTTGATATTGTGCAGTTTTATTACTCATGATATATACTTACTTAGTGGTAGATGGTTTCCATGTTGTTTTTTCTACATCTGAATAATTAATATTATGATCAATATGTTTTTCTTTCGGTTGATCCAAAAGATATAATTCTTTAAATTTGTGAGTAATAAATTTACAAAGAACAGATCGAACAATGTCTTCTTCTCCCAGTTCCATACAGAAAATACCCTGTTCTCTTGCTTCTTCATTATCAAATAAATTGTAAACCTTATCAAAACCAGATTTACCATATGGAAGATCGCTTTGTTCTGGATCACCACAAAGGAATACTTTTGAGAACTCACCAATACGACTCATGAGAGTATGAATTTCTTTTTTAGAAAAGTTTTGTACCTCATCCGCACAAATAAATTTTGCAGAAAAATGAAGACCTCTTGCAAAATTAATTGGACAAATTGTAAGACGATTATCTTTTTGAAGTTTGTCTAATTGAGCTTTGCAAAGTAATTCTTCAAATTTATCATGAAAGGGAGTTAGATAGACTGCAATTTTTTCATCCAAAGTACCGGGCAAAAAACCCAATTTAGAATCCGAAGACTCAACCGCCGATCTAACTAAAACCATATCAGATACTCTTCTATTGTGAAGTAATGTTAAACCACAATACATAGCAAGTGTTGTTTTGGATGTACCTGCTGGACCTTTTAGTAAAAGAACCTTTGTACCTTTATCCAAGAATCTTGCTATAATTTCTTTTTGTTTATTTGTCCAAGGAAGATTTTTAATCGATAAATCAAAAGAAATTTTATCTCTTTGAAAAACATAAGGTGAATTATCATCTTGTTTTCCTGATTCGGGGTTTGTTGTTATGTTGCGAGTTCTTCCAGACTGAGGTCTGTCTGAACCCTTTTTTGGGCGCATTTTTTTGCTCATAAATTATAATCCGTAAAAATAGGATTAAGCGTTAACACCGGGGTATTTTCCATCAGCCGTTTTATTCTGCTGTTGAGTAGCAGTTTGTGCTGTAGGATTTGAAGGTGGTGTAGCTGGCGTTGCAGCTTGCTGACTTGGAGTATAAAAAGTTAATCCTCTATCATTTAAAGCTTTTACTAATGTGCTATCTGCTGTATTTATGCCTTGTACATGCGATACATTCGTTTTTGGATCAGATGCTAATTGAGTTAATAAATCGTGTGCTGGATCTGTTTTGGAATCCTGCTCTTGTTGTTGTGCTTGTTTTGGATCTTGTCCCGATAATACTGCTTTGAGATCTTGTACCTCTTGTGGTTTAGTTGTAGCTAAATTTTGAATTTGTTTTGCTACGTCTGCTGGTTGAGCAGAATCTAAATCACCAGCTTCAGTAAAATAATTTTTAAAAATATTATCGAATTTGTTCATTGCAATTATACTTACAATTTTTACCAATCTTTGCAAGCTTGGTATTTTGGTGTACCGGGTTTTGCACTCGAACATTTATGTCTTGCTCTAAATGATTTTCTTCTTTTTGGATTATTCTTTCCAACTCTAACTCCAGCTTGACCCCAATGGATTTTTTTATAGCCACTACCATTTGGATTTTTAACACACTTCATCCATTTTTTTCCTTTTCTATCGGAATGAGTTTTTTGTGTTACCTTTGTGCAGTTAGATTCTGTAAGTAATGATGATACTAATAAATCGAATTTATTCATAATTATATTTACTTATTCTGAAGTATTTCAAAACAATTTGTAAAAAGTGGTATAAACAAAGATAAATAGTATTATAATTTATGGCACAAAGATCTATCACATCACCTGGCGTTGAAATCAGCGAACTCGACCACAGTTTAACTTCTAGACCAATCGGATCTACCGATATCCTTATTACTGGATTTGCGGATCAAGGTCCAACAGAAGAATTTACAATGGTTGGAGGTATCACTGAATACGAACAAGTATTCGGCACACCAACAAATTCAGCAGAAAGATATCTTTATTATACTGCAAAACAAATTTTATTAAGTTCACCAGCAAATCTTATGGTATCAAGATTACCATATGGTTCTGGTTTAGGTGAAGGTTATGCTAATTCATATAGTGCATTAGTTTATCCAGTAGTGAACAATGGTGTTGGTACTAATGTTTTTGGTTTAACAGGTTTAACATTAACTTTTGGTGGTTCTGGTTATAAAACAGCACCTTCGATTGAATTTGTTGGTGGTGGTATAGATGGTGCAAGTCCAATTTCTAAAGCAAAAGCTGTAGCAAATATTGTTCCTCTTTCATTAAGTGCATCTAATTTATTTTCAAGTGTTACTTCTGGTAGTGGTTTTTTACCATTAAGTTCATTTGCGGGTGCGGTAACATCAATAAAAATAACAGATCATGGTTTTGGTTACTATACACTTCCAACAATTACACTTGTTGGTGGTGGTTATTCACGTATAGCAGAAATAAATACTGGATCACTTGGTGTAGTTGAAACTGTAACTCAAGATTATGATACTGCTACAAGTTATAAAATTGGTGAACCAACTTCAATTCTTTTAACTGATGACGAATATAATCAGTTATTACAAAATGACATTGAATGGCAAACAGGTTATACGCCATCTATCACAAGTTTTGCTGATATCGGAAAAGCTGGTTTAGTTGTTCTTAATGATACAAAAACATCAATCAACAACAAATATGAAGGTTATTATGTAGCTCTTGCTGATAATTCAACATTTAATCCTTCAACGGATTTCGTATGTGTTACTGGTATTAAAACTGTAACAAGTAATGATACTTTAAGTCAAACATTAACGGTTGTACCAAAATCAAGATTGAATTTCACACTATCACAAGCTGCTTCTAGTTTTGGAGGTGATAGTATTTCCAAGGTTATTGAACAATATCCAACTGATGTTGATTTAATCGCAAAAGGTGGAACTAATGTATATTCCGATACTTTAGTATTGGTTGTATTTAAAATTGCATCATCACAAACATCAACAGATACTTTACACTTAAATTATGTAATATCTGAGGGTTATGCTGGTTCACTTAATTCTAACAGAACACAGTTAAATGTTAATGGTGGTACACCAACATCATTCTTCTTAGATACAGTTGTTAATAATAATTCAAGTAGAATTAAAGTTTTAACAAATCCAAATATCTCGCAAAGTTCAGGATGGACTGATATTAATGGAAATACAGCCAAAACAGTAAATGTTGATGTTGCTGCTAGAAATCTTTATGCTTCTGGTGTTCATGTATCAAATACTGATAAAGTTGCAAAGGATGTTGGTAATATTTATTCAAAATTACAAAGAGTAATAAATAAATTAGAAAACGACGATACAATAAATATTGATGTTGTATGTGAAGCTGGTTTAGGAAGTGTTTGGGCTAGTGCAAATGTAAGAAGCCAAGATCCAAGTTATATTAATAAGCCTGTAATATTTGATGAAAATTACAACTATACATTAGGTGATCTTGCTGTACTCAATGATGGTTCAATACCATCTGGTACTGCGTATACATCTTATCATGATGTTGCAAATTTATTTGTAACATTAGCAGGTAAAACAAGAAAAGATCATATCTTTATTGCTGATCCACTTAGAAATATATTTATTAAGGGTGCTAGTACAAAAGTATCTTCTAGTAAGAGCTTTTCATTCCAAGATGATATATGGTGGCCTTTAAGAAATCTTTATTCTGGATTGGTTAGTAGTTATGCTACAACTTATGGTAACTGGATAAAAACAGGTGATGCATATACAAATACACAAGTATGGGTTCCATCATCTGGTTATGCTGCTGCGGTGATGGCATCAGTATCACAACAATCATATCCTTGGATTGCTCCAGCTGGTTTCAATAGAGGAACATTAAATAATGTTAATGATTTAGCAATAAATCCTACTCAAAAACAAAGAGATCAACTTTATAAAACCAATATTAATCCAATTGCATATTTCAATAATGATGGATTTGTAATCTATGGTCAAAAAACATTATTAAGTAATCCATCAGCATTTGATAGAATCAATGTTCGTAGATTATTCTTAACATTAGAAAAAGAAACAAAAGCATTATTAAGATATTTTGTATTTGAACCAAATTCATTCTCTACACAGAATCGTTTGAAGGGTGCATTGCTTCCAATTTTTGATCAAGCAAAATTAAATGATGGTCTTTATGATTATCTCTTAATTTGTGATGCAACAAATAATACACCTAATGTTATTGATAATAATGAATTAAGAATTTCCATCTACATTCAGCCAGTAAGAGCCGCAGAGTTTATATTAGCTGATTTCATAGCCACAACAACAGGAGTTAGTTTCTCCGTAGTAAATGGTTAACCTAAAGGATAAATATTAATATGGCAGGATTATTCAACACACAAGGCATAGAAAGCTTCTACGATGCAGCTATTACAAATGATTTTGCTCGTCAAAATCTATTCAGAGTAATTGCACTCGGAGGAGTAAGATTCACAACTCAAGAGTTACTTTATGTAACATCTACAACATTACCCGGACGTGCAATCACAAACGTTCAGGTTCCATTCATGGGATTACAGTTCAATGTACCCGGTACGGCAACCTATCCAAACAGTAATGGTTGGCAAATTACATTCAGAGTTCCTTCTAGTCTTTCTATTCGTAGAAAGTTTGAGGATTGGACAAAGCAAGTTTTTGATGATTCCAATAGTACTGGTTCTTATAATATTCCTAGTAAAGATTCATCAAATCAAATTATCTTGGCTTTATTAGATAAGTCTGGTAATCCATTAAGAACATATACATTATTTGGTGCTTATCCACAAGCTATTGGTGATTTAACAGTAAATATAACCACTGCTGGTGAAGTTTTAGAGCAGCAAATAACAATGGCTTACCAATACTGGAGATTATCAAGATAATTTATATCTAAGGCATAAATATTATTATGCCATCCGAAATAAGTCCATTTTCATATTATCTAGAATTATTAGGTAAATGGCCTACTGGTATTGCTTTAGCAAGCCAATGGTTTGTTTATTTTGATTTTAGTTCAGTAAACGCTTTGATGTATAATCTTCAAAACGTTTTAGCCAATAATGAAATTGGTTCTGAATGGAACTATAATACTGAAGCTACCAAATATCTATTAGATGGTAGCTTGCAATATGCTACAAATAATTTAATGGGTTGTGTATTTGCTAGACAAGTTACATTACCATCTGAAACAATTAATGCATCTCACCAAGGTTTAGAATATGGTGGTTTTCAAGCACCTGCAACATCAAACGGAAGAGAAAAATATGGTAAATTAGGGATAACGATGTTGGAAACAAATGCATCATTTTTAGATTTGATATTAAGACCTTGGGCAATTGCAGTTGGATATAATGGATTGGTTGCTAGACCAAAGGATTCGGTAAAATATGTTAAATCTAATCGTGTTGATGTTGTTATGTTAGCAAAAACTGGAGCATATTCTCCAATGGGTATTAGAAAAATATATAGATTTTATAATGTAGCTCCGATTATGATTCCAAATGAAGAATATTCATACATGGAAGAAGGTTTAAGAACAAGTAATGTTGAATTTGTGTATGATAAATATGCAGTATCTGATGGTAATACTGGACAATTTATTAGTTTACCATAAAGTAGTACGTGCAATATTACAATTATAGTGCCGAATTACCTTTCTCTAAGAAAACTTTAAAATTTAGAGAAATAACAACCGAAGAACAATTAATTTTAGCAAAAGCTAATCTTTCTTTTCCGAATGATAAAACAAATTATTTTGATTTTAATAATTTTGTAATAGAAACTTTATCAAATTGCATAGAAAATAAAAATGATTTTAAAAAACTGAATATTATTGATTTTGTTTTATTTTTAACCAAAATTAGAATAGTTAGTATTGGTAATGTAATTGAACTTGCAACTAATTCCAACAATAAAAAAGTTAAAACACAAATAAATTTAAATTTATTTTTAAAAAATCTTTACAATGCAAGTATAGAATCATTGGATAATAATATTATTATTGAAAACAACGTAGAAGTTAAATTAGGATGGCCTGATTTAAATTCAATTAAAATTTTTCAAGAATTAATTAATCAAGAAAAGAATCAGTATAAAATATTTGTTGATAGTTTTCATGAATTCATAGAATATATAAAAATAAAAGATAAAAAAATATTGTTTTTAAGTTTTGATCAATCACAAAAATTAAAAATAATAGAAAAATTATCTGTTTCTTTAATTAAAAAAGTACAAGAAAAAATATTAGAATCTTTAAGAATATTAATGACATATGATCTGTGGAATGTTTCAACTTTTAAAGATCATACGTTTAATTTTTACAATTTAAATTTTATTGATTTTATAAGATTGTTTTTTTCATATGATATACGAAGTGTTTATCAAGAAATATGTTATATGTCAGCAAAAGGATTAGATGCTAATTACATTTTAAAACTTTCACCATTGGAAAGAAAAATTCATTTTTCGGTTATACAAGAACAAAATCAAGTTGAAGGTGAAAGAAACAATAATCAAATAAATCTCAATAGTAGTAAAGCTTTACAAGATTTGGCACTTGAATTTGGGGATGAAGCACCATAAATAATCACATGACAGACGAAAATTCCATTTTAAACTTTGATGATGCTTTAAATGCACTCACAAATGCCTCAGAATCGTTCAAGATTGACGTATGGCTTGCTTCAAAAGGAAGATATATAACATTTAAGGAAATTAATGCAAAGCAACAGAAAAGCCTTTTAAGCGCAGCAATTGATAATTCAGTATATAACTCTGATTTTATCAAATCTTTCTATGAAATTTTAAACGAAAACATCTTAAATGAAGATTATTCCATTGTAGATGAATTTAGTGTTGCAGATAAGGCATTTATTGCAATTTCATTGAAATCTCAAATTTCTGAAGAATTAAGTGTAAATTTTGATGATAAAGTCACAGAAAAAGTAAATTTAAAAAATATTATTTCTGGTTTTAACACATATAAGACACCAACTTTAGAGAAAATTGAAGTTAAAAATGGTGATACTACTATATCTATTAGTATATCTATGCCTACAATAAAGGATGAATTGGATTATGAAGAGCAATTTTATAAAGATTACAAAAAAACTGATGATATTAAGTCTACAAAAGACATAC